ACCTTATGATTACAACGCCTGATCCGCCGCCTCCTGACGAAGATCCTCTTCCTGCGCCGCCTCCACCGCCTCCGGTGTTTGCAGTTCCTGATTGGCCGTTTCCGCCGTTAGGTCCACCATTTCCACCACCTTCTCCTCCAGGTTGTGGTCCTGCTGTTCCATTTCCGGCACCCGCACCGCCTCCTCCAGATCGACCTACTGGAGAACCGTTTATTGAAGAAGTAGCTCCTACACCTCTTGGTCCAAAGTTTGGATTACTAGCGTTA